GTTGTATTGCCTGGTGGCACTATGCTTATCAAAACTGGTAGATATTTGACGTCTGGTAATCATTACTGTTATAGAATAGCAACTGTTGCCTTTTTGATTGAAGGGAAATTGGAGAAAAAATAGAGGGATTTACTTCCCCTTTCGTTCGCGCTAGACTTACTCCGCCCTTGGATGGGCAAATGATTTGTAATGGCGCAAATCATTATTGGAGCAAGTCTATGTCTGATAATACTTCAAATGCTGTTGTAAAGCAAATCATTCCTCTACCGATCACTGTAGAAGAAATGATTGCTAAGCGCACAATGCCTGACAAACGCACCCTTAATGACTATGTAGATGATATACATAAAGCATTATGGGCAGAGTCAAATGAAGAATACCAAAAATTGCTAGATGCAGTTTACGATGAGGATGCAGTTGAAGGTTCTCTAGCAATTGATAATGCCAAAGCTGCAGAGATCATTCGTAATTGGGCATTGCAAGATGATAGAATGCCTTATGTTGCAACCAAGAAACTAGCAACAATTGTTAAAGCACTTAATGTTGTTCTGAAACGCTACAAAATGACTCGCAAAGAACGTGCTTCTACCATTGATGGTAGAGTGGTTAACGGCGAGTAACAACAATTGGGCCAGGAGCATACTTCTGGCCCATTTTTGGAGGAACACATGGACAAACTAGCAGAGCAAATTCGTAATGATCTAGTAAGAATAGAAAAAGCTGATAATGAATGGGTGGAAGGCACATTGTCTCTATGCCAACATTTGTTAGAAGCAAGGAATAAACATCCAAATAACAATAAATTTGGAGATTGGTTGAAAAGCAATAAGCTTGCTATCAACGAACATGATAGAGAAGCATTACTTCATATGGCGCATGAATTGACTCTGACTAAAATAGTTTTACAAGAAACTAAACGTAAATCATATCAATATATTTGGCGAGAAGAAATAAAGCCGCGTTCCGCTTACGTAAGCGGAACGCGTGATAACGTAATAATTTCTGAAAAGAAACATCAACGTGTAACCCCAAAATTAGATGCGGCCAGAAAAATTGTCAGAGAAAAATTGGAATCTAACGAGCCTATTATTAGAGACAAAATATCTAATGAACACAACATTCCAAATTGGACTGTTGCTAACGCAATTGTTGCTGAAAAGGCCAGATTAGAAGCCAAAGAAGAAATTAGACAAGAAGCAGAAAATCCACCATATAATAGAGAGGAATGGTTGAAAGAAGTTAATGCACTTTCAAATCAATCGGAAAAGAAACGTTTATTGAAACTTGATAAAACTGTATGGAGTGGATTTGATGAAGCTGTCAGTAAAAGATGCCAAAAATGGGCAGATGAAAGTGGCATTTCATTTTTCATGAAACGAATTGATTCTGATTTGCAAATGTTTAACAATCCCCGTAATGCTGTTATGTATAAAACTGAATACAATATAATTTTACGAGCATTACATCCTGATACTGGACACACTAGAACCAAAGAACAAATGGAGGAAGCATTTAGAATATTCACCCGTTATAAATTCAAAATGATCAATGATGCTGAAGAGCGTGAAAATGCCATAAGAGCATTACACAGTTCAATGCCCAAAACTCTGGCGGAAATGATGGCCAGAAGAAAGAACAAATAATATACAAGTGGAATAGCGGGGCTTTACGCGCCCCGCGCTTTCCGCTAGACTTCCTTCGCTACAAGAAAAGGAACAAGCAATGAAAGATGTAAGGCTAGAAAAAATCACCAATTTAGCAGAGAATATGAGGGATTTAGAAAACGAAATAACAGTTATACAGAAACGATTAAAAGCCTTGACTAATCAGCACGATCAAATATCAGCGGTAGAATTGCCTGAGTTGATGGCAGAAATCAACTTGAGCAGTTTTACTTTGTCTGACGGAACGAAAATCAATATCGCTCCCGTATTTAAGATCAGCGTTACTAAAGACAAAATGGAGAGCGCTTACCAATGGTTGGTTAAACATCAACATGACGGTATGGTCAAAACTCGAGTATTGTTGCCGACAGGTGTCGACAATTACGTCCTCAATCAAATAGCCGAATACTTGCGTGAAAAGGTAGGATGCGATGTGCAAACTGAACGAGTAATACATCCTCAGACACTTGGTGCTTGGGGCCGCGAGTGCGAGAGAGAGGGTATAGTTATACCAGAAGAACTATTTTCAATCTTTCGCAGCAACAAAACAGTGATTGGATAATACAATGGTCAAACGTGTTAGTCGTATGGACTCAGTAACTGAACAACTTCCCGCCACACTTACAGCGGAAGAAGAAGAACTTATCAAACTTGCTCAAAAGAATACGAAATTTGATCGAAATGAACTAGTTGTTCCAAGACTCAAGATATTGCAGCCATTGAGCCCAGAAGTTCAAGATGGAGGCAATCAATACGTTAATGGTGCGAAACCAGGAATGTTATACAATACATCATCTGGTAAACTTACTCCTGGCCAGGAGGGGATGATTTGTTGCATCATTGGGCACCAGAAACAAGTGATCGAATGGATACCTAGATCAGCCGGCAGCGGTCTAGTAAAGATTTGGGGTATGGACGATGGCTGGAAAGCATTGTGCGAACCCGATCAACGAGAGGCTTTAAATCCAGTAACGAAAGATGGTCACACTATAGATAAACAAAGATCATTCTTGATCTTTGATATAGACCCCAAAACTGGTGCGGATGATCCTAGTTTCTTCAATATGAAAGGCACCAGTAATAGAGTGGCCAGCCATCTATCCACAATGCTTACTCAAGTCAGATTGAAGATGGGCGACGGCAAGACGATCATTACTCCACCATATTATTATTATCTCTACAAGTGCACGATAGAGCGTATGACCAATGAAAAGGGCACGTGGTGGTCACCTAAATTCGTCAAATACACCAACGATAAAGGTGAACACGTTAGAACTCAAGATATGCCTAACGGCCAGGAGACATTTGAAAAGGCCAAGTTATTCCAAACTCAATTCTTGGAAGGAACCATTCAACAAGATACCTTTGATCAACCAATCGACACCAATAATGATCTAGATGGTGACGCCGTAGCGTTCTAACAAATTCAGATTGAGGTTCTGAGGCAACTCTCACATGACGGGTGCACATGGCGACATGGTTATTCTTCCCTAACAATTATGGGTCCTCTTATCGGCTCCCTCCCAAATTGTATGGGCAAACTTTCCTCAGGTAAAAAACAAAGAGTAAAGATAACCGCACCCACTAATCCATACACAAGGAAACTAAATCATGGCAACGCCGGTCAATTATACTGAAATTGTTCATAGTATTGATGAACGATTGGCTAAAATTGAGAAGATGATTACTGCTATCTATAATGATGAAGAACCTCCATCAGCATCTCCAGTAATGCCGAGGAAATCATTTGATAGCAATAAGTCTAGAGATGAAATGACCGCTGAAGAAGAAGTCAAAGCCTATGGTCAACAAATACCCTACAATTTGTTAGATAATCCAGTTGAAGTGGCTGAGTTTCAGCAGTTTCTTTACGAGTGTAAGACCAAGTATCGCCAGAAACTATACGACAAAGAATTGGAAATGGTAGACTATGCGGATAAAGGTTTTGAAGACGTAAGATTGTCCAATCGGCACTTGGTTACGATGAAGAAAATATACCTCAAAGTAATGGGAAAGCAATGGCCATTTCACACTAAATCTGGTTATATGTATAAGCTTGATCCATATGCACCATATTGGGAATGGATTCAATGATCATATTAGGCGCTGGACTTAGCGGTTTGCTCGCCGCCAGGAGCTTACAACAATTCAAACCCATTATTGTGGAGAAACAATCATCACTTCCCAATAATCATAGCGCATTATTGCGTTTCCGTAGCAATGAAATAGCCCAGATTACTGGGCTTCCTTTCAAAGAAGTCAATGTCTATAAAGGTGTGTTGACTGAAAGTGGAATCATAACCAATACTCCAACAATACGAGATTTCAATGCCTATTCTATAAAGGTCACCGGACAAGTATCAGAGCGATCTATTATTAATCTAGCGCCATCGAAACGATACATTGCTCCTGGCGGGTTAATCTCTACATTGAGCGATAACCTAAACATTACTTACAATATGGATGCGAAAGATTTGGTCTATACGGCAGATGGGCCTATTATTTCTACAATACCTATGCCTGAACTAATGATTATGCTAGAGTATCCTCATGCTATTCCTTTCCAATATAAACCTATTTGGACTATCAATATAGAGTTGGCGAATGTCGATGTCTACCAAACGTTGTATGTTCCTTATATTGATAGCCATCCGTATCGAGTGAGTATTACTGGTAACAAAATGACTTTAGAGTTCGCTACAGAACCATTAGAGGATCATCAAGAATTAGTGGAATATTATATGGACTTGTTGTTGCCCAACTGGTATCACGCTAACGTTTATATCAAATCAAAAGCATTAAAGCTACAAAATTATGGCAAGATTATTCCGGTATCGGATGATAAACGGCAATCGTTTATGATGTGGGCTACTGATAATCATAATGTATATTCATTGGGGAGATATGCTACTTGGAGACAAATACTATTGGATGATTTGGTGAAAGATTTACGACTGATAACGAAATGGATTGTTCAGCGAAACAACTATGAACGCAGAAAGGAAACCGCACAATGAAAGTCACGGTAATATCCTGCACGCCAGAAGCCATAGAGTTGCTCATCTTTACCAAGAATACTCGACTCAATATGGGTCCGAAAGGAATGGCCGACATACGCTCCTGGCCGAGAGAAAAGAAGATGGAAGAATTAAAGTATATGTCAACTACAATTCCCAGTTCATGGGAGTTTGTAGACCTTACCTTTTGTATTGAAGGCGTATCGCGTGCCTTTACTCATCAATTGGTGAGGACAAGAACAGCTTCATTTGCCCAACAGGCTATGCGTATAGTTGATATGACTGGGTTCGATTATCACGTTGGACCATCTATTGAGAACAACGAAGCTGCCAAAGAATTATACGATGCAGAAATGATAGCGATTAGTGATTGTTACGGCGATCTAATAAAAGCTGGGGCGAAACCAGAAGATGCTCGTGGTGTATTGCCTACTGATATTCTCACCAATATCTGCATGAAGATGAATCTCAGGGCGTTTTCTGATCTAGTCAAGAAACGCTCTAGTCCACGAGTTCAAGATGAATACGCTCAAGTATTGAAGCTGATGGTAGAAGAAGTATTGAAAATATGGCCTTGGGCACTAACGTTTATCATGCCTAGACATAGTGATGCGTTCATTGCGTTGTCACGTTATTTCACTGTTCAACTGAACAAAGAAGTGAAAGAAACAGGTAAATCACAAAACGAAACTGAGGCTTGGGCAGCAATGAAATATCTGGATATACTTCGCCAGGAGTAATGAACATGTATGTAATAATAGCCGGCAATCCACTAGTTGGTTTCGATGTATATGGAACATTTCCAGATGAAAGGGCGGCAGAAGAATATGGTGAAATAAATCTAACGGAATATTGGATAATCGAACTAACGCCGCCGTTAGAGGAGAATGATGATGAGTAAAGAAGCCATCTCAATTAATTATCTGCAAGAAACCAAAACCAAGTATCTATCTGACAATGAATATCCCTATGAAGCATTTGTAGTTGGTAGCGATAAACAAAATAATATCGGTGCCAATATAGCCAAATTATTGAGAAAAAAACTATGGACTGTAACTGAATTTGAAAAGCAAAATTGGAGTCCATTTGCGTTAGCGGAACATGGTAATCATTTATCAACTATAGTATTGGCCAATGGTTATACTCATCTAGACTGGATTGAAAATCAACCCGACAAAGAAATCATAGAGTCAGTATTTGTCAACTTATCGGTATCAATGTTGGCCGCTAAACATTTCGTGCAAAATACGATCAATAATCCGTGGCCGAAATATATTGTATTTATTGGGTCTATGGCGTATAGATCAGTGCTTAATGGTTCGGCGCCATATTGCGCAGCTAAGGCTGGATTGGCTCATTTCGCTAGATGTATCGCTTACGAATTGGCACCCAAGAACTATAATGTATTCTGTATACATCCAAGTAATACTGAAGGAACTCCAATGACGGAAAAAACTATAGTTGATCTACAACGATACCGTAACTTAACCAGAGATGAAGCAGAACAATATTGGGGACACGGATTACCTAGACTTAACTGGCTACAATCAACTGATATTGCCGAACTAGTGGCTTTCCTAGTTAGCGGCAAAGCTGATTACTTGAGTGGAGGGAACATAGATCTTACTGGTGGACAAAGATAATGAACGCAATAGACAATATAGAACAAATGTTGTCCACATATCGTGAACGCAATGCGATATATGGCGACAACTATAAGGTAGCAGGCGTAATATTTAAGCAACTATTCAAAGATGGATTAGAAATCAAAACAATTGAGGATTACAACAGATTTGCTATTCTTATGCAAATCATTAACAAAATCATTAGATATAGTTTTAATTGGCAAACTGGTCATTGTGATAGTCTACATGATCTAGCAGTATATTCCGCAATACTAATGGAACTGGACCAGGAGTATATCAATGACGTTAAATGAACCTAATGATCTATCAAGTTTGTTCTATACTGCTATGCTTAGAACCATACCAGAGTATTCTCCTGGCCGCCAGGAGTTGCTCAAATTGAACATAGGACCAGGCTTTAAGCGTATCCAAAATACTATTGAGCTTGACTTGCCTGATTGGAATGCTAATACTGATGATATACCTTACGACGATGAAAGTGTAGGTGTGATATATTGTTTCGGTATGCTTGATCATATTAGCAACGTCCCTAATTTTATTGGTGAGTGTCAGCGCGTATTAGCGCCAGGAGGAACACTTAACATAAGTGTGGCTTTCTACAAGTCTAGTCTAGCCTGGGAGGATATATACCATAAGTCATGGTTTACGGAAACCACTTGGAAGAAATTGTTCGAAAAACAATATTGGTTGGCGGATAGTTTTGAATGGAAACTCAATATTGGTATCAACTTGATCATAGGTGTGGTGGAACGGAACTTGATCGTATTAACACAAATGATAAAAGGTGGTGACTGATGACTATCATTTTTCTCGATACAGAAACGACATCGCTCCTGGCGCCAGAAGCTGCTGAACTACAACATCAGCCATACATTGTAGAAATATACTGTATCAAAACGAATAAAGATTTGGAGACAATATCAATATTCCATACGTTGATAAAACCACCAATAAAAATACCCGATGAGGTAATTAAAATACATGGTATCAATGATGATAAAGTATCGGCTGAGAAACCATTTGCTGGTCAGTATAAGCAATTGGCCCGGTTCTTCACCGGCAGTGTATATATGATCGGACATAATCTTCAATTCGACAAAAGACTAATGATATATGAACTACAACGCATCAATAAACAGTTTCATTTCCCTTGGCCAATAAACAACGTGTGTACAGTTGAGGAAATACAAAAGCTGAAAGGACATCGCATGTCACTTGGAGATTTACACGAAGAATTATTTGGTATGCGGTTTGATGCTGCTCATTCGGCAGAAGCTGATACTCAGGCGTTATTGCGTGTCTATAAAGAAATGATACGTAAGGATTGGATGAAAGGACCAGCGCTATGATGGTTAATACAGATATACAAGAACGACATACTATAGTATGGATTCAATCTGATACGCAAGGCATATTGGTATCGTGGGAATGGAATGAAGCTACAATTAGTTGGCATGTTAGTATAGAAAAAACACCAGTTCATACAATGACGCCAGGAGAATATGAAGTATTATGGAGAGGGGAAGTAGCGCCATGACACATCATTTATTGAAAGGAAATGAAACGCTAGAAGAATGG